ATCCATCTGGAAATACAGATGATACTCAGATGCTGTAGAAAAGTTAGCACTATGTGGAAACGTATTAGCAGCGTCGGTTCTCTCAGCTAGAGAAAACTTACCATCATCCTGCCAGTTACTTCTTCCAGAAGTTCCTGAAGCCCAAGTTACGTTACTCATCATAGCTTGCCACATAAACCAATCAGCTACAGGCATTGAGTTGCCTGAAGCATGCTTTTTAGTAGCGCCAGATGTTTTTTCCATACCAGTTGGCTTTAGATAAGCCTGGAAATTCCAGTCAACTGGGTTTAGAGCAGTTCTGAATCTTTGCTGTGAACGATCAGGTGATGTACCACTTTCTGTTGATGTGATATCCTGAGTTGCAGCAGCCTGTGATACTGCATATCCAGCAATAATTTCAACCTGCCAAGTATTAGCTGGTACTACTGAAGTAGCAGCACCTCCACTGGCTAGATCGACAGTAGAGATAAACACTTTTGTGTTTCTTTGTAGATTAAGTTGCGCAGCCATTAATAAACTCCTTTATATATTTAGTTGATATCTTGCTAAAATATCTATTTCTAAAATTCCGAATGGAGCGACTAACCCTTCATCTGTAGAAACGCTTTGTATTATCATGTTAAGCATTCCAATATCTGATTTGTCTCCTAAGTGATAAACAATATGTTCTATATCATCTGCCAGATTTTCTGCCGTTGTTATAGGGTTTTCTGATTTCACATAAGCTCTTATATTTAAAGTTAGGTCTCCGGTAATTAGTCCTATTGTATCATATATTCTGGCTTCTGAACCAGCATTTACGCATATTGTAGGAAAATCATTTATTTCATCTAAGAATTTTAAGCGACGAAAAACATTATTAGCTATATTTGTACTATAGGTATAGTTAGCATCGAAAGTAGAAGAACCGCCATTTATTTTTTTTAGCTCACTAACTAGAAATTCTGTTATTTCTTTCCTACGACTTAACGCCATTATTTTTCTACCTTTTCATAGTATATCAAATTGATTTTTATAAAGCAAATACTAAATTCTTAAAACAGATTCTTACCCAGGTTAGAAACCCCTAATAATTCTAAATTTTTGAGAATATACGTCTTGTACTATAGATCTAATTGAAGCTTGAAGTAGAAATCTAGGGGCTCTTGCTCCTCTTCTTTCATGTATTTTATAATTAGGAGCGTAATAGTATTTAATCATATTTTGTCTAAAATCTTGAATAAGTTTTATAGAATTAACAAAAGTTCCAGTTCGGTATGTTAATACCGTAGGACTAAGTGGAGGTCCTCTTAAAGGACCTTTAGGCATTCTTTTTTCTACATCTTTTTGTACTAAAGCAGACATTTGAGCATCAGAAATAGTTCTCTGCGAAGTATCTTGAACTTTATTATTTTTATTTACTACATTATCTTTTAGTAAATTTATTGTTTGATTACTTACACCTTGTTTTAATTTTTTTATAACAGTTTCATAAATTATAGGAGTTTGTGATCCTTCTTGAAACTCTTTAGCAAGTCCTATAATAGCTGTTAAAAAATCTTGAGTTGATAATTTACTAGTAGTATCAAAAGTACTTATAGCATATTTTAAAAATCTAGTTCTAAAATTTGTACCTAATGATTCATGAAATTTATTAGTAGCATCTATTGCTTGTTCTAGGAAAATATCATAAGATCTATCTGATAGTTTAGCCTCTAATTGTATAGAAACTTTCCCTCCTGATCTTCTAGACTGTCTAGCTACTAAATCTACTGACTTTTTAAAATTCTCTCTAAGTTTTAATTTTTGAGAAGCACCTGGTAATACTTTTATAGAAGCTTTACTAGTATGTTTTTTATCTAAATAGTCAATTAAAACAAAGTTTTCAAATTTCTCTTCTATTTGTTGTATTAACGACTCACGTAACTTTTCATCAGTATCTACCCATTTATGTAATTCTTCAGAAGTTAATGTAGCTATACTTTTTCCTAAAAAAGTCTCCACATCATCTTCTTTCATGCTTCTTTGTAATTCAAAGGATTTTAAAAAAGCTGATTCTTCGTCAGAATTCCTAGCTAATGCTAATGAAGTTATAGTAACTTGTGTATCAGCAGATGTTTTTTGTTTTAGTTCTGCGTAAACTTGAGCGCCCCCTGTTACAGAAGTTTTTTGTAATTCAACACCGTAAGCTTTAAGAAATGCGTTAAAACTTCCTTGTTGATCAGGTCTAGCAGAAGCTTTAGAAAAGTTACCTGATTTAGTAGCTTCTTTTAATCCAGACCTATTAGCTATAAAATCTGACATTATTCTTAGAGCTACAGTTCTAGCTAATGCATTACCTTGTAAGCCGTTTTTAATAGAGGAAGATGTTTTATTAGCATAATCAGTAATAGACATCTTTTTACCATTATTTATAATATAGTTTTCTGATATTACTATTGTCATTATACAGGAATCCTATATAGATCTAAAATTCTCTTTATATGTGGGGGGAAATTAGAACTTAAAGCTCTATCTTGTACATTTTCGCCTTGGAAAGTAAATCCTTGAGATTCTTGACGATCTTTATGTAGCATCTTAGCGTAATCTAAAGTAGCTAGTGATAAATCATAAGGAACTTCTCCAGACTCATAACCAGATCTATAATCTACTTTAATACCTCTTGGGAAATTTTTAAAAACACGAGCACCGACTAAAGATAAATCAAAGTAACCAGTATTTTCACCTACATTTCTAGTAATCTCCCCAGTAACAGGGTAGAATACAAATTGTTCTACAGTAGCGTGTTCGTCTGAAAATTGTTGAGTATTATTAGGGCCATCAAAATGAACTAATAGTACTGTATCGTCATCAGTAGAATGTTGATAGGTAGGAGGGGTAAAATCATCTGTATGTCTAGCAACAAGAGAAACTCTTAATTCATCTATAAAACCGTTGTAATAATTATATGAGCTAGTTACATTCTGTCTTCCTATTTCTAGCGAACCATTAATATCAGGCATAACATTAGCGGTTGTCTGGGTTCCTAGTTCTACACCATCTCTATAAATTTTAAAAATAGAACCATTTCTTGCAACCTCAACATGATGAAAAGAGTTAGATACATAGCCAGTGTTATTAGCATGTGTTACATTTGCTATTTCTATGCCACTAGATAAAGCTCTAAAATTATAACCATTTCTAGTATCATAACCTAGTGACCAAAAATTACTTGAATCTCCTACTTGAGATATAAAAGTTGTATTAGAGCTATATGAATTAGCTCTAATTTGTAAATCAATAGTGAAAGGAGAATCTCCAAAATACCAGTCATCAGAATCCCCAGAAGATAGATAGTCTGTACTACCATTAAATAGTGCAGAAGATTCTCCAAACTTTTTAAATCTTGCTTTTAAAGTAGGATTACCATATGTAACTAATACTGAATTGCCCGTCTGTAATCTAGTTACAGAAGATCCATCAATTTGTGGATTAGAAAGTCTTCTATAAGCATATCCATCATACTCATTTAAAGCATATACTTTTTGTAGAGGAAGCCTATTTACGAATACAGAAGCTCGGCCTCCATCAAAAGTTTCGGAATAGTTATTAGCTAAAACTTCAAATCCAATATAATTCTCTACAACAGCGCAAGCGTATGATATGAGATTGCTTAATCTAGCATCCTCATTCGAGCTTGTTATGCTTAAGTAATTTTTTACTTGATTTAATGAAACATATGGGTATTTACCGTATCCAGCCATTAACACAATCCCCTATTATTTAGTTGTAACCTTTACTTGCTTTGGTATATCAACTTCTTTTTCTAGTAGAAAGGGGGAGGCAGGCTAACCTACCTCCCCCCATTTTAATTAGTGACTCACCTAATATTAGGCTAGTGTTCTAATTGTTGAAGCATATGCATATGTAGTTGATACGTTTGCACCGCTACCGACAGTTGAAAGAGCCTTGAAGTCAAAACGAGTTGACATGTACATTGCAGTTACCTGCTGACGTGGCTCGTACTCACTCTCGATCTCAATACCACGACGCTCAGCAATCATGAAGCCAGGCTTGTAGACTAGAGCACCAATGCTGTTTGAGTTTGAACCAATGTTGTCTAGGAACTCAGTGATTACCACTGGGATACCATAAACAGCACCTACTGAACCTGTTAGGTAAGTAGCATTTGGTCCGAACTTATCAACAGTACGGAAATCAGAAGTTGTTACAAGCTCGTTGTAACCTTC